CCATAGGGGTCTCCGTCTGTTATTAATTCGTTATCTAGTTCGAATTTTTCTGCTTCGCTTAGTGCGTGGATGCAGTACCAGATGGCATCTGTCTCCGTGATAATTACGTGGGAAGTATTAGCCTTAATCTCTATGCAGGCTGGCGCTTCGTACTTGGTTTGCACGCCATCGACATCGACATAGACCGTACCTTTTGCCAGAAGCGACAGATGAGAATAAGGGTGGATATGCTGCGGCACAGCCCACCCTTTAGGAAGAAAGTATTCTTTGGCGTATAAGCCAGCCGCGAAGTGGTGTTGAATATCAGGCTGCATTGGTCTCCTGCTGCTGCGCCATTGCCATAGTTATATTCTGCTCTGTCTGCATATTCTGCGCCTGTTCCAGCATGTAAGCGCGCTCTGCGGCAGAGTTACGCACGGCTGACGGGATTCCAAACTTGTCAGCAATATAGTCAATCAGGTCGCCTGTCTTCACAGCAATCTGACCTTCTGGGCCAAGGGTGCTGGCAATCTGCATGAACTGCATAATGTTATTAATTTCCTCCATGTTCTGCGCCATAGCCAGCGGGGCTACAGGGCTGACCTTAACCTCAAGGCCATTGACGCGCAGAGGCATATTAATCAGGCCGCGCTCATCCATAACTTGCAGGATACGAGCAACCATCGGGATCATCGTCTCATTAATCAGACGACCAAAAGCAGAGCCAAGGTGTTGCGCCAGTTCTGTCATGCGCTCAACTACCTCGGTCGCTGACCGGGCAGACATATTGTCTGGTGGCAAAGACTCGTCCAGCAGGGTACGCTTAACATTCTGACGCAGATCGTTAATCACAATCTGGCTGACATTAAAGTCACCGGCACGAGCTAGAGGGCGCAGTGATTCACCCTGCGGGCCACCGTTTCTAGCCACAGGAATAATCGCACCCGGAACAATCTTTACTGTTTGAGGGTTCAACACGCCATCGTCTGCTGCGGTATACACACCAGCCACAGCCAGAGATGCGTTCTTAAGCAACAGCTCAAGGGTTTTGTTTAGCGTCTTAATGTCTGGCAGCGCTGTCAACAGCGGACCACGGCCATAGATTTCGCCAGCCACTTTTGCATATCGGCTAATAACCCACGGAGACGAGTTCATCCGACGATAGACGATCTCTTCCTTGCCGCCAGTAACGCAGATTACGTGATAGCACCAGTCGCCACGTTCGTAATCCAAGATGGTGGCTTCCATCAGATCAAAGTCATCTGTAGGCTTGGCATCGATCATGTTCTGCATATGATCGGAGAACTCTGCATCACGCCACTGCTGCTTAATTGCCTCGCCCTTCATGCGCATACGGCGGTAGATTTTGTCTACTTGACCGTTTGCACCTTCCTCAAACGACACGAGGAACAGCGGCACAGGGATAAAGTTAAGCGGAGAGATGTCGTCTCCCGGCTGGATCATCATGCAGGCAGTGCCTACAGCCATGTCCATTAGGAATTCGCCAATAGCAATGTCGAAGTTCGACTGCTTAATGGCTGTGAACATCTCTTCCATGTAGACATCGAGCACTGCTTGAGCCTGCTGCTTTTGCTCAACTGGAACTTCCGAACCCGGCTCTAAGCGGCACCATTTACGCTGCGGAGGAAAGATGCCAGACTGTAGACGATTAGCAAAACGCTGAGTACTATTAATGGCAGTAGAGTCAAAGACCCTAGCCATCTTCTTGGCACCTTGAGAGTTGCCATCGTAGTATCCATAAAGTTGGCGCTGAGGCAGAGCAAACTCATAAGCATCACGGTATAAAGACTCGAACAGGTCTTTGTTTCGCTGTGGTTTCTCTGCACGCTTTAAGATTTCCTCTAATGGCAGTCGCTTGCCTTGAGGAACCTTGCGGCGCGTACCCTTCATGTAGGAAATTTCAGCCATTATCTTTCTCCAACTTGTACTTCTCTAATAGGTTCCTGCCTTTTGCGGCAAGACGTTGCGCAGAAGCAAACGTCTTTGGTATTGGTTCACCCCAAGCATTTGCGGCCAATGCCAATCTTGTCGGGTCGCCATCCTCATCAACCAATGGGCCGCTAGGGTTTGTGTAAAAGCGCGTTAAGAAAGACCCTTTGCGTCTGGCTTTCTCGCCAGTTGGACTAGACTCTTTGACTCCCGGCTGCAAGTTCTTGCTTTCACCAGACGACTCAAACTTACGCCTGCCAGCCTCAGTCAGCCCGCCTTCAGGGTCCTTGTACTTACTCACTTACTGCCCCTAGCTGCTGCCATATTGTCAATTAAATTTGGGTAAGGCCGACCAGCTTTCTGTGCACGGCGCATGGCGTTGCGCTTCTCTGCCTCGCTTAGTTTTTGCGGCTTGCCTAAATCCTTTGGTCTAGCTTTATCCCATACTTCTTTCATATCTCACCTTTTATTCGTACCACTCAAGCGCCAAATAAGCAGCATGTGCAGTGCCGTTTACATTGGTTAGCCTGAACAAATAGTTTGTCAAAGGTTTTAAAACATACTCAAGTGATCCTGTTGTGCCACCGGCAGACTTTTTGCCTGTTCCACCGGGGATAATCTGCGCATCTAGCTGCGTCCCGAGCGAAGATACTGTCGGGTTTATTATCATGGCAACTTGGCTGCTAGTCGTATAATTGCGATTCCTATTGAGAGGAGTGAATGGCGTACCACCCGTAGCAGTCGTGCCTTCATAAACGTATATCTCCGCATCTCCAAGGCATAGTGCATCAAGAGTCATGTGTGGCGTGACGCCAGATGGGCGCATCAGCACCGGCAATCACATAATTGCCAGCATTATTCTTTTGAACCTGAGTTACAAACCTAGACTTTGTGGTTAGTGATTCAAGTTCTACCAGAGTTACGGCCATGATTAGGCTTTCTGCTTAGTAGCCTTACGTGCTTCTGACAGCGCGATAGCCTGAGCTTGCTTTGGGTCCTTGACTACCGGGCCACCTTTACCAGAATGCAGGGTACCAGACTTGTATTCGCGCATTACTTTCTGCACTTTCTTCTGGAACTTATCCATTACAGTGACACTCCCTTAGATAACATTGGACGTGACAGGCTACGAACACGAGCGCGTAGACGGGCAAGGCGACGCTCACCAGTTTCACGCTGCGTCATCTCAGTTTCTTGACGGGTTCTAGCAATTTGAGCCTGACCAGAGGCTGTTTCTTCCTGAATCTGCTTTTGCAAAGCAGCCATATCTTGTTCTGCTTTTGCTAATTCAGCCCTTGCCGCATCTTCTTCAGCTTTTGCTGCTGCCTCTTGATCTTTTAACTCTTGAGATTTAACTGCTTCTTGAATAGAAACAGCAAGATCAGGGGATGAAGCCATCATCCTTTCAAGCATAGCGACGCTAAAGTTCTTTGGATTAATAGCAAACTCTGGGCAACCAGACTCTTCGTTGATGCTATTCTTCTCGTGGCCTACGGTGTACTGGTCCATGTCCATGCCAGCAGCCTCAAAGGCTTTCTTTAGAGGCTCAGCCAGCTTTTGCACAAGCGGCAACGGGAGAACAACCTCGCCGGGAGTCAGGTGGCCCATGACGGTATCGCCATTCTCACCTTTCTCGGCCATGTCTTCCATGTCTTCTTTCTCTTTACCGACGTTGATTTCGATGTCCATAGCCGTTCCTTAGATAGCAACTGAAGCGCCGAGGGTAGAAGTCTGGTCTGTGCCTAAAACTCCCATCTCTGGGTTGATACGAACGTCAGACAATAGGGCGCGACGGCCAGATCGGACACGTGCACGCAGGCGGGAGGACTCTTCCTCGCCTAGCTTTCTGCGCTCTGCCTCCAAAGTATCAGCAGTACGCTTAGCTTCAGCCTCAAGGCTGGCCTTTTCCTGCGCGTACTTTGCTGTTTCAGCAGTCAAACGCTCACGAGCAACAGCCGCTTGCTCTTTCTGCGCGGCAATTTGCTGTTCCATCTGCTGTGCAGCACGACGAGCCTCGGCTGAAGATGCCTCACGAGCCTTACGTGCAGCGGAACTTGCCCGGTCAGCTTGATAAACAGAGCCTGCCAAGGTGGCAGCAGCTACCCAAAAAAAAGGCATAGGACCTCCAAATACGAAATATCTGAGGAAATTCTATCGACTTTGCCTTAAACATCAAGGATATGATAGCACTGCGCTATCATTATTTAAGCAAAAACGTCGAAGTCTGTAGCGGCAGTAGATTGCATGCCCATTGGCACACCTGATCTACCTGAATTGGTTGTCATTCTTCTATGTTCGCCACCACCAAGCAGCAGGTATCCGAAGGCGTCACCTACGTGGGAGTGTTCATTCTTGTTTGGCGAGTCCCTAAATCGTTCTTGTCCTGCGCCGATGGCTACTCGTTTGAAGTGGTAGCCGCCAGCCAAGGACTTTCTTAATAATTTGCATCTCTTGTCTACCAAAAGCCCCGGTTTGCCGTGGATTAACCTTTGCATTGGGGCGGCCCCTGCCTCGCGTCGTACTTTAAAGTCGTTAGACGGGGTAGGTTGAGCGCGTAATCCGAGGGTTCGCAGGTGGTCAAAGGCTGTGACTTCGTAGATAGCGTCACGCTGCATACCTGCGGGATCGCCCCAGACCATAATCTGAGACTTGGGGAATCTGGCGTTTAGTTCACCCAGCAATTGCTGACCGAATCGCTCAAGGCCCATGTCAAAAGTGACAATCTCGTGCAGGACATGCCATGCCCCTGAGGGCATTTTCTGTCCAATTACTGCGGCTGGGGTCAAACCAAAGTCTAGTCCTACGTGGATGGGCAGGCTTTGGTCGTACTCTAAGTCTGCCGACATCATATTGTCGTCGTACTCAGGCCAGACGGGTCTGCCTTCCTGAACGTAGGTGTATTTACCTTCTGCGTAGCAACGAATCCAATCTAGGTTCTTGCCTAAGAGCATTTGCTGGTAGTAGCCAGCGGGGAGGTTTGAGATATTTTCAGCTTTGGAGTTTGGCTTCCACCATCTTCCTGCGCTATATATAAAATCGTTTGCTTCAGGATTGTCTGGTAATTCTCCCAGATCAGCTTCGACGACGCCTCCGGGCTGTCTAAAGAACTCCCATTTATACGCACCACTCATCTTCTCCTTTTCAGCCATCCTAAACCACCAATGGTCGTCGTCCATAGGGTTAGTGTCAAGGATAATGCCATGCCAAGTAGCGCCGCCATCACGCTTAGTGGGATAGCGACCAACACGATGAGTAAGACCATCGATAACAGCTTTAGGAAGTTCCCTAGCTTCGTTAACCCATGCCCCGGTAAGCTCAAGTGACAGGAGCTTCCTAACGTCTTTCGGCTGATCCAGCGCAAGGAATATCACCTCACAGTCAATGCCAGCAGCGCCATCTCTTGCTGGCAGTTTAATATGGTGGGTAATCGGTGGCGTCCACAGTAAAGGACCAAAGGTATTCTCAGGAAACAGGTCTAGCCACGTCTTAATCGTCGTGGTTTTGAGCATTGGATAGCTATTCCTGACAATAGCGAAGCGGCTGTACTTAATGCCATCGATGGGGCTAGGTGCTTGCTGCACTGCCTTCATCATAATCTCTGCGCAGCAGGCATAAGACTTACCGCTACCTACAGGACCCATGACGCCACGAACAAAACCTTTAGACTGCAAGAACTTCCAGACGACAGGGCTAGTGGAAAAGTCTAGGTTTAGCCCTGTGACGGGCATAGCTTTTGAGCCTGTATCTTTGGTTTTGCTCACGCTTTACCCCTTTCGAGGATTGCAAATGCTCTTGCTCGAAGGGCGTTATAGGCTTCTTCGTCGTAGCTATCCACATCTTCCATAACAATCTTTACGCATTGCTCTCGTTCTGCTGCTGCGACTAGGGCGGCGAAGCGTTTAATTTCATCGTCCCAATAACCGTCTGTTATCCATACGCGACCGTTATCTGCATCAGTAAATCCAGCTTCCAGCGCCATGCGGGTAATGTCATCACGGTTCATTAGAGGGCTCCACGTCGATAATCTCAGGGGCTTTGACATTAATTCCGATAACACTGGGCTTATCTGATTCGTCAGCAGTATCCAGTAGTCCACTAGCCTTAGCCAGTATTCTCAGCACACCAACTTTATCGTACAGTTCAATGTCCAATGTTCTGGTGGTGTTTCCGTCTTTGTCGGTACGCTCGTTGACCTTAATAGACTTAATAGCTTGCAGGGCATGCTCTGGGATGTCTTTGCTGGGCTTGACCTTAATATTGCCCATGTCGTCCCATTCCATCACATCGGTTAGCTTTGTATTAGCGATGGTCAGCAGGGAGTAGGCGACTGCCTCTCTGTTCTTGGCGATAGTGGCTGAACCACCCAGACGCTGCTGGACGTTCTTGACTCCACCCCAATGCTTTATGCTTGGAATTTGTTTAGTGACTGCCATAGTGTCCTTGTAGTTCCTCGTCTTTCCGAGGTGTCTGTGTGGTCTTCCAGCATGGAGCTCGTAACGAGACTGGTCCACACTGCCGGTGTTAGCAGGAAAAAGCATAAACCTGCGGCACCTCCGGCTGGCCCAATACTTATACGACTGGACACTCACCTCTTTCTCGTGAGCTGTGGTGCGGTCAGCTCGTCAGCAAGTGCCCATGCGTGTAAGTGCCGGTCTTTCCCGGCTGTCAGATTGACCACTGACCTTGGGTTAATCAAGTGGGATAGCTACGCCTGTGTGCGCTCCCCCGATGACTCAGAGGCACAGTATCCGCTTTCCCGCTGCCATTTATATCAAAACGGTATGGGATCGTCTATATAATCATTCTTATCGGCAGGGGCATATCCATTGCCCTTATCTATACTATGCTGGCTCATCGTAGGCTGGGCTGCAACCATCTTCCCAAGCTTGACAGAATAGAACACCTCTCCATTCTTAGTCTTTTTCTCCCACGCAGACAGATAAAACTCCTGCCCATTTAACTTCATCTTCCCAGACCAGTCAGGACTACTCTCCGACTTCTTCTTCTTATTCAAAAACAAGTTGCCATTGTCATCACGCAACTCATATTGCTTATTACCATTATTCATGTGGCTCTCCGTTTAAGAGGAAAATAACATTAACACAGTTTTCCTGATCTGCTATATACTTATCTCGTCTGTTTCGCACCAGATAGTAAGAACCCATTAGCAAGGCCTTGCCTCCGGTACTACGGGGGGTGCGAACAAGGTCTTCCTAGTGGGTTTTTTTATGTCTATAGAACTTACAGCCTTAGAAAAGTCTACCCAGAAGAAACGGGAGAACCTTGAGCAAGCCATGAAAGACTGGCGAAAACAGTTATCCCAAGAAATTGCAAATAAGAAAATAACTAAGAAGAATATTTCCAATAAGGAAAAGGTTAAGAAAGAGAAATCAAAAGCCCGACATTCTGCGAATAGACTGATAAATTCGTTTGAAAAGGGCTGGACGTTCTGATACATTGTTTTAAAGACGGCAGTTGGCGAACAGTCGCCCGTCGAGGCTAAGCTAGTGACAGCACACCCTTAGCCTGCAAGCAGGTCGATACTGTGAAGGTTGATTCCGTGAGGATAGGCCTTGGTTATGGTGGCGAAAGCTTCCTGTAATCTGGTGATACCACAGCGCTCTAACAAAGCGAGACTTGATGCTCCAACTGCTTTGCTCACAACTTGTCACCTTTATAACTGATGTATTTACTACTATCGGGTGGCCGGTTACGCAAAAAAGAAGCATCTAGGCCTTAAGACTCCATTAGAACCACTAACCTCGAAGCACAGCCAGCAGGCCACAAAAGCCTGTAGGCAGTGCGTCATACAGCGCTTTATACAAAATGTTCATTTAAAAGCGCAATATTAGACTTAAAAAAAATTAAGACTCAATCCTGTAGGCCACAAAATATCAGCAAAAAATTGAGAGTAGGACCCAGCGATACAGGCGACCCCCGGGGGGAGGGCATATCGCCTCTTCTCAGACTGCTAACCGTGCGAAGTATGACAGACGATGCGGAGGCTCTCTGCGAAACTGCCGCCAATCATCAAACA